CGGGAATGAATAGAAATCATACAAGGATTCTGTTTCACCGGAGTAATACATTTTACTTTGCATTCTCCACAAAGTTTCTTTGTCATAAGATGAGAAATCAGAATCGTCTATTTCTTTAGAAAACATTTGCTTTACCTTAACAGCAAATTTTTGTATATAATTATAAGCAATTGGATTTGTTCCCAAAGTTCCAAGAGCTAATCCTACTTGTCGCACGTAGGTAATTGCGGGGTTTCCGATACTAGAAGTACCAAACCCATACGATAAAGAACATCCTTAGTTTGTCTAACAGGACAAACAATAATATCAAGAGGAGCTCCATAATTATCAATAATTTGATTGGCAAGTTTAAACTCGACCATGGCGTGCTTAGCCAAAACGAACCCAGTAGGATGGGGGTTACCATCAATATCCTTATAGGTAGCGTAATTAGAATTTTTGTCTAAAACACAACACAATGTGTCGGGAGTAAGCTTGTCCAGGTCCTTAGTTCTAACCTCAGCATTATATATAGAAAATGCGAAAGGAAAGAACTTATTAAAAAGACAAGATAACTTAACATGTCTAGTACCAATAAATCCGTTATCACCCATAGCGCCTAGCGAAACGTGCATCTTTTGCTTCAACTTGCGAGCATGTTCTTCACTAGCTAATCTACTCATCTCATAAAATTGGTCCAAAGTTTCTCTTAGCAACTGAACTATCTCAGGGTCAGGATTTGTCTCAATCTCAAACATTATAAAATGTATAACCAATTGTATCGTTTTGCCAGTATTAAAAGTAGAAGTGGCTGGATGACCACTGCACAATTTTCCAATAATCAATCGATAAAAAGAGTCGGGCCACTCAACTATCTTAACCATAATATCAGCAGTTAGAAACTTGACCACATTGATAAAGAACCAATAATCAAATGTGTCACTCTTCTCTATCCAAAGAACATAACGGGCCAAGAACACACCAAGCTCAATAGCAGTATGAGACTGGTCATAACGACGATAATCATAATTAAGTATATCCAAACACTCCTTCAGCGAATCAAAAATCCGATGCATATCACCATTCCAAAACTGCATACCAATAAGGTTAAAACCAGACCTATTTTCATAATCAGACAAAGGTTTGATAATCCCCGTGTAAAGGTAATAAATGAGGGTGTTGCACATGAAGAATATACGATTCTTCCTCGGATCATCCTCCCCGGATTTAAGCTCTATCTTATTGGCTAATCCAACAACATTAATAACTCTCTCAAATAAATGTTTAGGGTATTCACGCAACCCGGCCTTATAATAGGCTTCACATTCGCGGATAAGAGCATTTAATTCGGCAGTAACGGCTATTCTAACTTCTGATTTCTTGCCTCCAGCGGTGAACTTAACATTGATCTTCCCAATAATTGTTTCTACGTCCTTAGATGTTTCTTTAACCATTCTAATTCCTGAAGAGGAGTAGGGTGGAACACCTATATCAGCAAACATACCGGGCACAGCACGTGGAGGAGGTATCTGCAATTTCATATGAAAGCCAGACATCTCAAGAGTAAAAACCCAGGATCTAAGAAAGAGTTGAACTTGTCTCTCTGAATCAAAATGGGGATGAACCCAATCCTTAGAAACAAGTTCCTCAAGAGCACCTTGAAGACCACCAACAGTACCGCCAGTTATTCTAGCATGGGCATAAGATAATATGGGGGCCTTGTCTTTAGTCTCAGATGCAATGTCGGCATATATTTTATCAATATAACCAGGTA